CGATGATAGTTTCGACATTGCTACGTTTACTACTGATGTTACTATTGATGATATGTATAGTAGTTCGGATACATTGTCGGCAGACGGTCGTACAGGTGAGCCTTTGGGAAAACGTGGAGGACGTGGAGACGGTTATTCGAATGATAATTCGTTTAAATTCAAAGCTAAACAATTCGGTTTTGTTATTGGCTTCTGTGCTGTGTATCCTCAAAACTATTATTTCCAAGGAGACGAAGCGCAGCTTTATATGACAACCAGGTTTATGTTTCCAGAGCCTACTTTTGATTGCTTAGGCTACGAACTTACACCATTGGCTACTATTTATGATAATAGCGGTTTAGCGATTGATGATTCTGATAACTTGAGTAATAAGTCGTTCGGTTATCTTCCTCGCTATTCAATGTTCAAGACCAAAAAGAACTTGGTTAACGGAGATATGCGTTTACGCTCTACTCGTGATAGCTTCTTGTCGTTTTATCTTGATAGGTACGTGCAGCTTAAGGAAGTGTACCAAGATGGTAAAGACAAAGCTGTTATCATTCGTAACGATATTCCCGATGCAGGTGTTGCTTGGCGTTTTAATTTACGCTATCCTCAACTTTGTTTCCCAAACCGAATATTTTTGAATTCGGGTAATACGTTGCAAGAGGATTTGAAGTTTTCGAGACTTGACGATAATTTTACAATTCAATGCCGTATATCGGCAGAGGTTGTGAACTCTTTAAAGCCTTTGTCGCAAAGCTTTGACACTTACGACCCAGATGTTGATGGTGCGACTACAACCGTATCAAATGTGTAGTTATTATTTGTTTACTATGGAGGGTTTTATTACCCTCCTTTTAATTTTTTTGTTTATGTTTGGTGCATTGTTAGGCGGTGTTGTTTCCGCTGGTTTAGGTGCTTTGAATAAATGGGTATCTAATAAAATTGATTCGTCTTCACAAATAAAGACGTATAAACGAAAAGCTGCTATTGATTATGAGTATGCGCAGAAAATGGCAGCAGATAATGACGCATACCAACGTAATTTGATAGTAGACCGTCCCGGAATGGAAAAAGCAGGTATGCAAAATGCAGGTCTTTCTGTCGCTTCTTTGAACGCAGGCGGTTTTCAGAATGTTAGTTCCAATGCTGCGCAACAGCACGTGCCAGGTGCTTTACCTCCTCAGACCTCGCCCGATGTTTTAGGCGGTGCGTTGCAGGCTTTAAATGGTCTTGTTTTAAATAAGACGCTCGACAAATTAGACTCGGAAGTTCATAATCTTGATGCAGACACCGAAAAGAAGTCGCAGGAAGGTGCTTCGGTTGAGTTGTCTAATATCAAACAGGAGCGTTCTCTTGAAGATGAGCAAGCATTGTCTAATTTGCGCAATGAATTTGTTTATAATGTTACTTCGCAGAAACTTGGCGGTGAGAATGCGGATATTTCCGTACCTCGTTCGTTTAAATATATGTCAGAAGAGCGTATGTTGGCAATTCTTGGCGGTAATCAGACGAAAGTGCAGCAGCAAGATACAGCTAATGCGCAGGCTATGGCAGAAAATCAAAAGTATGTTTACGATTTTAACGTCTATCGTTTGTTCAATGATAACCCAGAGAGTGCAAAAGCTGTTGTTGATGTAACGTTTGCCGAACGTGATAAAATCCAGGAAGAAGTACGAAAGCTTAGGAATGATAACGAGTTGTTCGAATCTTGCGAGCAATTCTATAAAGCTGCTGTTCAATTGAATTTGATAAAGACTAAGTCGGAGATTTCCAAGAATTACGCAGAAGCAAATCAGCTTGATGCACTTGCTAAAAATTATAAAGAGCAGATGAGAGCCATTTTTGGACGTCTTCAAATGGACGGACAATTGGCAAAGCTTGACGGTTTATTGAAAATTATTGACATTAAAGGAAAGGGTGCAGACCTTGAATTTAATTTTAATAAAATAATGTCCGATTGGATACAGAAAGGCGAACTTGATGTAAAGGCTTTAGGCGTTTGTTTGCTTGGTGGTTCTGCAGAGCTTTTAAATAGTGTTGGTAAAGGTGTTGGTGCAGGTCTTGGTTTTAAAGGTGCTGCCAAATCTGGCTCAAAAGCCAAACCTGTTAAAGGTTTTGGCACAGGTAAAAGTAAAGGCAAATCAAATGGAGATACTTATTATGGTAATCTTCCAGGCACTACAATGTGGTAGTTTATTGTTAGGCGCAGATAATGCGCCTAACTTTATTTACAATATCCGCGCGTATGGTTAGCGGGTGCGGCACTTGCCTACTTATACACAACTGGTACACTTAGTGCCAGCCCCTTGTGGGTCAATTATGTATCATTTACCCTAATTAAATAATAATTGATTATATATATATGAGAATAGAAAGAAAGGATTATTTTTCGTTTCGTTCTTACGTTGATATTCCAGACAATACTGTTATAAACGCGAAGATGCGCCAGGACGGTTATTTTCAGCGTCTTTGTTCATCTGTTGATACTACTTATAAGAAAGGCGGTTGTTGTTTGATGTTGTTGCTTACTTATAATAATAATTCGTTGCCTTTTTTTTATAATCCTTTATATAAGGAGTATGCACCTGTATTTGATAGAAATCATTTGTCTACATTTTTGAATCGTTTAAAGGTTTATTCTCGTAGACGTTGTTTGTCGGGTTATAAGTATTTTATTTGTATGGAGTATGGTGAGCATACCAAACGGCAGCATTACCATTTAATGCTTTTTGTTTCTAATGCTTCGCAGTATCGTGAATATGTAGACCTTGTGCGTCATATTTGGTCGGATAGTTTGGATTATGGTTTCGTTTTCCCAGATAAAAAGATAGGTTCTTATGAAAAAGCCTTGATGCGCTCTAAAGACGGTGCTTCTTCTTATTGTAGTAAGTATGTTACAAAAGATGTTGCATTTATTGGCGAACCTCGTGTTAGACGTTTGAAAGAGTATTACAGACAGTTGGTCGCTCAAGGTAAAGAAGATGATGCGTTAGCCGTCTTGCGTTTGTTTCCTCGAGTTTTTCAAAGCCAAGGTATAGGAGCAGATTTGTTGTTGCAGCTTCATTCTAACTTTAAAGAGTGTGTTGCCAAAGGCATTTTGAATCCTATTACGAAGTCTTACGCTCCTATTCCCGAATATGTCAGAAATAAGTATTTTTATAAGAGCGTGAAAGCCTTTGATGGTCGTTTAGGTAAAAGAGATAAGCCTTTGTATGATAGAGTATTGAAAGCAGATGAAGAGCAGTATGTTTATTATCAGCTTTCAAAAATAGACAATTTGGCGTTGAAGTATTATAACATTTTGGCTTTAGATATTAAGAGTGATTTTGACACTACTGCTTTGAAGTCGTTTTTTGCAGATATTGACGTTATGGATATTTGCCGAAAGCTTGTTATATTTCGCAATTTTTCGTCTTTGTATTCTTGTAATATGATAGATTATGTCGGTAGTTTAGATGATTTTTTTAATGTAGATGTAGTCAAGAAGTATTTACTTCTGCAGTCAGATACTTATTCACGTTTTTTAGAGCGTGGAAGACGTACTATGTACTCAAATCTTCAATCTTGCTTCACTGAATATTTTAATATATTTATACTTTTAAATAATACAATTAAATTTCTTGATGCAAGATTAGAAAGTGAGTACGAGGAACGTTTTTTACAAGATAATAAAGCTTATGAGTTAAAAAGAGTTAATACGAGAAGATTATTTCCCCAAAACCTTTGTTAATTCAAATTTTCTTTGTACCTTTGCGTTGTAAATAAATAATAATACAATTATGGTACAGAAAGTTAAAATTTTAAAAAGTGATTTTCATTTTATGCCTATCGGTAGAGGTGCTTATAATGTTAAGTATACTTCGCCTGTTTCTCGCCGTTGGTGGATAGCTCGCATTGAAGATATGCAGCTTATAGACGCTACAATGTACGCACCTTATGGTGAGGTGAAAGTTAAGGATTTAGAGATTTTAAAACGTAGAATTAAAGATAATTATTTCGATTGTTATGTTAAGTAAGAATTTTATGTACACCGTTCACTATAAGAACGGTGTACCAGCGACAACCTTAAAAGATGTTATGCAGATGTACGTTAATATTATGGCGTATGCTCATTTTAAACTTTTTGGTAAATATATGGTCGTTACGTCTACTACAGATGGTAAGCACGGTAAAAACTCTTTACATTATAAAGGATTTGCTGTTGATATTCGCATAAATGATAAGTCCGCCGTACAGATTAATCAGTTTGTAAACTTTCTTAAGTTTCATTTTGACAAGACTTTGGACATTGTTTTAGAACAAGACCACATACACGTTGAGTATGACCCTAAATAACGTACATTATTTCCCCCAACCCCCCCCAAGAACAAACAAAAAAGAACCGAAATGGAATAAATACAAAATTAAAAAATGTTAAAACAAGCGCAGCGTTTTTAATATTTTTTGCATTTTTTATTTATGAAATGTAGGTTAACTTTGTGAGTTCTTGGAGAGTTGGAGGAAATGTAACAACCCCCACGAGTTATTAGTTTTATGTTTAATATAGTATTTTAAAATTGTTTTATTATGGAAAATTTCACACCGGAGGTTATTAACGCTATCATTGCGGTAGTAAGTTTTATCATTGGTCTGTTTACCAAGACCCCTAAGAAAAGAAAGAAATAACTATGTTTGGAAAAAAACTTCCACAAACATTTTTTGCTTGTGGTCGTAAAGTTGATAGGTATGCTCTTAGAGAATACCTATCTAAAGGAAAGAAGATTGTTGAGCGTTGCGTACAACCAACTGTTAATCTTCCACCCTATCAAGAGTACGTTTTGGACACTCTGCTTGAGGCAGGTGTTAAGTTAGAACAATTGAACCCGAATGTTTTGGGTATTTCTCCAATTTCAGACGCTCAAGCAAAACAAGTGCTTAGCGATTATGAAATAGAACTTTAAAGTTTCTTTATTATGAAGTTTAGTATAGGTATTAAAAAGCGCAAGTATAGGCACGATAGTTCCTATAACGTGAACACTACTTCCGATTTTGGCAGTTTTCAACCGTTAGTGTGTCAATTCTTGCGCCCTTGTGATTCTTACAATGTTAAGAATTTCACTCAATTGGTGCGTAATTCCGTTATGCCCAATCCTACGTTTGGTGCTATTTCCTGTGTGAACAAGTACAGATTTGTTCCGATGTCTGAAATATTCCCACAGTTTGACGCGTTGATTTCTGGAAAGGATATTAATTCGTACGTTATCAATTATAAGCCTACAGAAGTACCGACAGTAACTAACAGTTATTTGGTATTTATGTTGTCGCTTTTGTTTGGTCAGATGCGAGTTTGTAAATACACTTCAACGCTTGAAAAAAAGTTTGACGATAGCGGTTTTGCTCGTGAAATATTGGATTTCGCAGATAATATTTTGTCTTTTGATTTCAAGTTTTTTGTCGATATGTTCAAAAGTAAAGGTTTGGAATTTGAGGACGATAAGTCAGAGAGTTGCAAGGAAATGTTTTCAAAGTCTTTCCACTTTGGATCGTCAAAACTTGATTTTAACAATAGCGACTTTGTGCTTAGGAATGATAAGCATATTTTGTTTATTCGCTTGAGTTCTGCAGGTAAGCGTTTGTTTAAGGTGTTTAAAGGTCTTGGTTACTCTCTTGATCCTAATTGTCAGAATAAAGTTTCAATTCTTCCGCTCTTCGCTTATTACAAGGCGTATTTTGACGCTTACTATCCTACCAGGATAAAAGGTTGGCAAAACACGTGGTGTTTTGAACTCATTAACACCATATTTGAGCAGAATTTGCAGTTTTTGAACGTCAAGGATAGCAAGGCAGGTTTTTCGTTCCATTCGCTTATCGTCAATTTCTTCTTGCACGAGTTGGCAGAATGTTGGTACGTCTACCCCGATGATTACGTTTCGGCAAATCAGCTTAAGCCGTTGGAAACGGTACAAGACGATTTAGGCTTTGGCACTCGTGGTAATGACGGTTCGCCAGGTGGTGATTTGGGAACAGATGCACGTGAGAATATCCCTTCGCTCAATACAAAGGAAAATCCGAACGTAACGCAAGTGGCTTTGGATACTTTAGGACGTATAACTCGCTTTATGAACAAAAATTCTTTGATAGGAAATCGTATCAAGGAGTATGTAAGAGTTCATTTTGGTGAGGATATTGTTTCCGATATGTTCGATGATAGTTTCGACATTGCTACGTTTACTACTGATGTTACTATTGATGATATGTATAGTAGTTCGGATACATTGTCGGCAGACGGTCGTACAGGTGA